TTCTTAAACTCATGCTTCATTTGCTCCATTTTCATGTCAATTTCAGCCTGCATCTGCATCTTTTGAGCTTCCATCTGTGAAGTAGCTTGCATCTCCGCCATCTTTGCTTGTTGAGACTGTTGAGCAACTTGTGCTTGCATTTGTGCTTGTTGCTGAGAATTTTGCATAGCCATCTCTTGCATCTTAGCCATTCTCTTTTTTCTTCTTACAACAAGAAGCCTTTCTGCCTGACTAATGTCTTTTAGATCTCTTACAGCTATAGCGTCTTCTAAATCTATTTCTTTTTGTTGAAGGGCCATTTGAATATTTTGTTCTAAAAATGCTTTTTCTTTTTCCTCCATATCTTTTACAACGACAACCCCAAAATTATACATTGGTAAATCTCTGAAAGATGTTAATGCCTCCATATTACTCTCACCTATAGCGTTTTCGTATACCTTATATAAAACAGATTCAAGAGGAATGATTTGCATGCACTTGACTATATCTTCACAAACTCTCTTAAATAACAACATAGAAGCATTTGTAATATCATATATAGCGTTATTACCTGCAGCAATAGCTTGTTGCTGAACCCCAACTAATGCGTCTCCTTTAGGTGTAGAAGCGTCCATTGCTTCATTAATACCTGTGGTGTCTCTAATAAGCCTTAAGTAATGATTATATAACCCAATAAGCTCATTAATATTACGGATATTATTGCCTATCTCTCGAACTGGAGGATTTTGGAATCCACCTTCTGGATTCTTACTTCTGTAATAGAATACACCAGTTTGTTCATAAATATCATGGAGATCTAATGGTTGTAATTCACCACCCTTGCCTAATTGAACATTTTCTAAACCTTCAACATCTATAATAAGCCCGTCTGGTTTAGCCTTTGCTATAGCTTGCTGTATCTTTAAGTGCGTTAACTGTAACATATCAGCAAAGCCAATACAACTATCTACCATAGATTTTGGCATCATGTTGCGTATGTTAGCAGCTGTAACTGAATATGAAAGCCTAGCTTTACTTATATCGTGAATATTCTTAGGTACGTTTTTAGCTCTACCATAATTAAAAAGATATTCACACCCAAGAACATAACTACCACTGTAAACAGTAGATACTTCTAATTTATGTGGAGTCCTTTCATATACACTGTTTTTTGGTTCCTTGTAATTAAACCCTTTAAAATAAAAACCAGTGTTACCGTGCCTGTTTTCTTTTTCTTCAAAATGAATACAATCAACAGATATAAACTCAAAATCTAACACCTCTACCATATAGTCATCATAACCATATGCCATTCTCCCTAATGTGTTATTATAATTCTTTTTATTGTACTTAGAAGAATCATTACCATTTCTCCCTTTAGATTTTTCTGCTATCTTTTCAAAATCCTCTTCTGTTAATTCGCCAGCTGAAATTCTTTTAAGCTCCTGTATAGATATTTTCTTTATATGACCTGCATATATAAGATCTTCAAAATTAGGGTCTTCAGTATAACTATGTATAAACATAGAAGGATCTACATAAGAAGTTTTAATCCCTTCATTAGGGTCATTAGATCTTTTTACTACAGACATACCTAAAGTAGCAAGATCATTTACACACCTTCTAAATGTGTTATCAATAAAATTATTCCAAGTAAGAGTGAGTTCCGTACCTATTTGAGCTGACATTTCAGCATCGGTCTTAATGTTGGTTTCGAATAATATTTCCGCTTCTTCTGGAGTATCTGGCATTTGATCTGGATCTAAATCTAATACAACGCCAGTCTTATCTTTTAATTGCTTTAGTTTTTCTTTAGCTTCAACCTGCATAATTATCTTCTTTTTTCTCTCATTCTTTTGAGAAGAAGATAATGGGTCAACTGCTTCTAAGTTAGGATATGGGTTAACAGATAATATCTTATTTACGACTATTCTTACAAACTTAGGAAGAATAGGAACTGGAGTGTAATCCATATTTAATAAACTACCATCTCCTTTGTTTGGCTGAAGAGAACTTAGTAGTTGCTTATATATACTAGTGTCTTGAACACCAGTTGCATAATCTCTGTCTTTTTCAAAAACTCTATTTCTCTTCCCTATTAAGGAATTATCATCTGTGGTCTTTCCCCACTGAGACTCAATAGCTTTTGCATATTGAATGCCATAGTCTTCACTTTCTTTAACCTCTGTAGGTTCTAAGGGATTAGGGAATCCTTGTTTACTTTTCTGATCGTTATTATACATCCTTAAGATACGGCATTTCTATTTAGCAAATATAGTGAATCATCCGATTACTTGATATCTCCTAAAGAATTGTTTTTCATTCAAGTTAGAAACCTTCTTTACTTTAGCTTTTTGAGCACCAAGAAGGGCTAATCCAGAACTAATTGTAAGGTCAAACTTTGTTCTATTGTCTATCTTATATCCTATCCAATCCTCTAATGTTTTATTAAAATACATTTTCCCCATTTCCCCAGTCTCTCTATTTATGCCTACATGATCATGTATATAAGCCTCTATAGCGTGAGCGTGAGCCTGTATAACATCTTGAGAGTTAGAAGGAATTCCTTTTGTTTTAGACTTCATCCCGCTAGCACTAATCAAATGTTTAGGACGATCCATTAGGTAGCCATCATAACCCCTTGATTCAAAGTATCTTGCAATTCCGTACTTATTGTTCTCAATTAATATAGGATAACCATAAAATACAGCAGCCATAAGTACATCTTCATAGAAGATTTTAGCAAGAGGCGGCCTAGCTGCATACTCTACAACAAACATATTAGAAGGATGCTCCATATGAAACTTATTATATAAGTGTAGAGCCCCCTTAGATCCTCTACCGTCTACCGTAGCGTCAAGATCATAACTATCGACACCGCCTACACCAAAAGCAGAATGAGGAGCAACTCTTTTACCATAAACATTTTTCTTTTGATTTCTAAAATTTTGAGGGGGCATCCATGAAACTTTAAATCTACCTTGCGGGTTTGGATTAAATATTACTTCTGTATCTTTTTCTCCATTCTTCCAAACAAAATTACCTTGAACTACAGGATTAGGGAATAGCTCATCATTATGCTCCACTTGCTCATATATCTGACCAACATTAAATATACTACCCTCAATACTATCTCTAAAGGCTTCATCCTCTGTAAATGGAAACTGACGTATAACTTCATTTAATTCAGAAGCATCGTTCTTAAGAGAGTCCCTTTCATTTTTTAAAAAAGTTTTAGCTCCAGTGTAAATATACTCATCATCTATTCCTTCTATAGTTTCTAAAGGATCATCTACAACTGGTTGACCATGCTTATCAAAAAATCCTTCTAAAGAATTGTATGCTGGTATAAATAATCTATATAGTCCAGTTCTAGTCCTCCCATTCGCGTTCCTCTCCAAAGGATTCGAATCCTCCCATAGGTCTTTGTATTGACTTCCTCCTTTGTCCATCGGGTTTACCGTGCTTCCGACTAGAGCCTTTCCCACGATTTTTCTTCCGACGATCAAACATGTCCTCTGAATCCTCCAAGCGTCCCTTATGTCTGTAGGTCTTTCCCATTTTCCTGCTTCATCTAAATACAATATGTGTAGCTTCTCACCATCGTATGCGTTATTAGTTGTGTTTTTCCAGTTTATAACCGTATTAAGAGCTTCACCCATTTGTGAAGTTTTATTCTTTTTAGTTATTCGTTTAGACGGCTCCCTAAAAGCTAACTCCATTCGTGGATTAGTTGTACCGTCTTGTATAGGCTTAAAGAAGAAAGGGTAGTTTCTAAACATATAGACCACCTTCTTCATAAATATATTTTCTTGTGCGTCTTTACCTGTCTTTGACTGTATCCCCATAAGCTTATCTTTAACCTGTGTAGCTTCATCGACAAGTACAGCAGAGCAAATATTGGTGTACCCAGAACGACGGCACTTAGTGTAAAGCTGGCCAATACAACGAGGATCAATCTCGCAAGCAGCCATGTGTAAAAATATCTCACGTTGAAAGTTTAAAAAATATGGATAACCAATGTCTAACTTGGTCCACTGAAGCATCATGTAATGCCGCCCCGTAATATATGTAGCTGTACCGTTGTTATAAAACCAAAAACCCTCACGCCTACGCCTAAACTCTTCCTCGATATATGGACGAAACCTCTCTCTAAACTCCCGTGGCATTTCCCCCCACTCATCCATAGAACGAATACGAGACAATTCCTTCGGCATAGATATCCTTCTCCACATTTGCAAAGAGTTTGATTCTTTATGTCCGAAAATGTCTTTCTTCTTCGGCCTTTTTGGAAGGCAAATGAGTAGCCCACCGAGTTCGATAAGCTCACCTTCCGTACCGTTGGGACAAATCTTGACAGCAGGTTCTTCATATTCTTTTATGTTTAGCAATACAGACATCAATAGCTGCTGCCGTTCCTATTCATTCTACCAAGAGAGGCAACTCCTTCCTTGGTGTAATTTCTTTTCTTTTTGATCGGGATCATATACTCTCCGCATTCTTCACACTTAACATCATGCACGGCCCCTTTCCCTTCTATATACCTAATAGTAACATTTCTCTTGTCTATAGTTTCCCCATTACACTCACATTTATAATCCGACATTAGAATGATGCTTTAGTGTAGCCTTTCTTATGCTTGTATGGAGCCATATATTTAGGCTGTTTTCCAGGACAGCACCATTCTGCACCACCATCCCATGGGTCAATACACCAGCATTGATTATAATCATTAGCTTGAGAGCGTCTATGTTGATTTTGCACAGAGCAAGATGCCAGTAATACCACCGACATAAAGGTTAATAAATACTTCATTTTATTTTATTTATACGCTATTGCGCTTTTTAGGTCTATTGTTAGCTCTATTTATAGATTGCTTTTGCTTTCTCGTCTTACCACCCGTACTGTAATGAGCTTCATCCATTCCGTCGCCATTACCATAATTACCTTTATCTCTATTTATCTTATTAAGAGCAGCTCTGTATTTTTTAGCTTTACCGCCTGATCCATACTTGGCGTATTCTTTTTTATAATCTCTTTTCTTTTTTACAGCTTTCATAACTTTTGCAAGTTACTAATATTTTGCTTATCTAGATCTATATAACCCGCATGAATTTCTCTATGACAATTAGAACACACTAATATACATTTATCTAGTTCGTCTAATACCTCTTGAGTAATCTTTGTTTTTCTAGACCTAGAAATACCAAAACTTTTTGTTTTAGGATCAATATGATGAAAGTCTAAAGCATGATTACAAGCATTGTATCCGCAACATTGACATTCACCGCCTTTATAATCAACACACTGTTGTTTAAAATCTTTTTGACGTTCTTGCCTATCTTTTGTATTGCAACCCTTACACATAGAATGGAGTTGATAATCTCTATTTTTTCTTATCCAAAATTCAGAATTAGGTTTTTCAATTTTACAGGAAGAACAAATTTTTCTGTCAGGTAAAATACCTATCCCTTTATTGTATTTCCTATTATTTGTAGATAAATTATACTTTTTAAGCCAATGTCTTACGCTACTTTGAGAAATCCCTAAATGAGTAGCAAGGTCTCTTTGAGAAAGTCCACAATCTATTAAGTTTTGTAATATATCTCTATCCAAAACTCATGGATAACTGATTAGAAACTAATTCTTCTTGTATTTTCTCTATTACCTGCGATGTATTCTTCTTATCTAAACGTCTCTCATAAGTTGCTATTCTGTGACAATTAGCGCATCTTACTTCACATTTTTCTATTTCAAGCTGAATAGTTTCTATAGAAAAAGACTGGTGAGACATATCAGATACATTACCTCGTTTTTCTCCTCTTACATGATCAAACTCTAATACTATATCATTATCATTTCCACAGTCAACACAATGAGATAGAGACTTAACAAAAGCAACATATTCTTTGTTTATACGTCTTTGCTTCTTATTCCTTCTAGCCGTCCTAGCTTTTATTTTAATCTTATTAGCTTCGTAATGAAGCTTTGAAGCCCATGCTTGATCTTCGGGGTTTTTGTAAGCCATTACTTTGAGAATCTTTCAGCAAACCCACCAGTATAATCCTTTGCTTCATCTATCTCCCCGCTAGATTTCAAATCCTTTACCATTTGCTCTAGTCTTTGTCGTTCTATAATAAGCTCCTTGCAGTCTGTTGCTGTTTGCTTTATAGACTGAAGTTCAGCCTTTCTCGCTGACCCGTTTATTTCTGGGTCGACAGGTTTTTTAATTTCTTCAATCATGTTATCAATGGCTTCCTCCATGCTTAACATTAGCCTTTGAGAAGCGCTTATTGTGGTAAATTTAGATTTCGACATACATTAAATCTTCTGCACGGGTTCTATAATACTCTTGTCCGTCTATAGTTATTCGATAATCCCTATTTTGTTTAAAGCCAACAATATCCCCAGGACTTACACCTATTTCATCAGCCTCCTTGCATGTATATGCTACCTCTGCTTTTGTTGGGAGCTTATCCTCTAAGTCTACAATCTCTATAAGATCTGATTGAAGGCTTAATTCTTTTTGTTCTACAGGCTTTAATAAACACCATCCAGTTAAACATCTGATTTTTCCGTCCTTTTGGCTTTTATAAGCTATTGCTTGATTTCCAATAGCGTGAACTGGATCATAGTTTACAATATAAGTGTTGTCTTCCTCTGTAAATATTTGACCGTTATTGTCTCCACCCAGAACTACCAAGTGGTGAAAGTATAGAGTATCCCCTTCTTCTACTCCAGTGTCGTACTTAAAAGGAACACACACGACAGGGCCTTCGGTTACTCGGTTTTTAAAGTCATTAAATTTTGAATCTACATATAGCTCAAAACCACTTTCTGTAGATATGGTGTCCTTAAGCCTGTTCTCTAGCTTAACTACAAATAAGTTAAATGTCTTCATGACTAAAAGTTACAATCAAATTCTAACATACAAGGCATTCCGTCTATTGCTTTCCATAAGGTTTGAACGCCTTCGTCGTCTTCCATATAGACAAGGTATCTGTTTTTACCGTATTTAGATAAGTAGCGTTCATCTTGTATTATTGTGCTGACTTTGCCAGATCCTGCTCGCATACCTATATAATAAGCCATGCCGTCTTTAGGGTCTCTTCCGACCACAATTTTTCTAATAAGTCCTTCCATTATATTTTATTCAGTGTCTATATCTAAATCCTTTAGCATTGTATCTACATCATCCTCAAAGTCTTCTATTGTATAGGGAGGATCATAATCATATGTAGTGCTTATAAAATTAATTATTTCTTCTAATTCAAAAAAACTGTCTATATGATAACTATATATAGCATTCATTTTCATTTCCCCAAAATCGTCTTCTTCTAAGAAGCCAGACACTAAAACAGAAACAAATCTTTCTCTCATATCATACTTTTCAACAAGATCATCCATTTTAACTGCTAACTTTTGAAGTTCTAATAAAAATGATATATCTTTCATGCGATAAATTTATTTGTATGCCTAAGAGTAAAGTACCTAAAAAAAAGTTATTTAGAGAGTTCTCTCTGCAAGATAAGAAATATTTACGCAGAAATTATTTAAAGAACCTAAAAAAAATAAAACATTTTGTTAACAAAGAGTATGACATATCATTTTCTATGGTAGAATTTCTACTCTGGGGTTATGACCTTCAATTCTTTACTATAAAATATGCAGCAGAGGATTTGAAGATGAATAAGAATAATACTCAGAATAGATTTATATATCCTTTAGTTAACGATGGGTATTTATATAAACATTTTGATAAACTTACTCCCTCACAGACATTTGAAGATCATCTATTTAGAGAAGAAACTAAAATGAATTACAGAGTTAGATATGCTTTAACTCAAAAAGCTAGACTGCTTGTGCAAAGAGTGTACAGGGAATTAGAGGGACAGGGGATCTAAAATTAAGGCTGTAGAAAAGTCTCTATATTCAATAGTTACTTCTTCACCTCTACTTAAAGCATCTGCAATATCTGGATATATTCTAGTGTACGCAGCAGTGCTCCTGCCTATAAATCCGTTTTTCTTTATGTTGTTGTTCTCTTGCGTATCGCCCACAAGTAAACATCCCGCAGTGTCCTCATCAGTATTACCACAATGAATAAGGATATATTTAAAATTAGGGACATCACAGACTTCAAGCATTCCCATATGTATATCAGCAAATCTTTTAGAGTACTTGGCGTGGTATCCACCTTCTGCTCTAAAGTTGATACAGTACTCTCCTTCAGGGATACAAGTTTCTCCGTAAACCTTTTCTTTACGGCTCTCATCTTCGAGAGTATAGCATAAAAATTTTCTTTCATTTGTTACATCAAATAATATCCCGTTAGTTGAATCTTCCCCTTTGTTGAATCTTATTACTTCGAGTTTCATTTTTTATTTTATTTAATCTTATACGTTCAGCTTCTATCGCTGGGTCTTTTCTTTTCTTTATAGGGTTAAAGTAGTGTTTGTTCAATTACCTGCAGCTAGGATGTCTTGAGTTTCTTTCACAAAAATCTTGCATGAAGTTTACAACACCTGCATCTCCTTGACTCTTACTTAATGATCTAGTTCCAGCTACATCCCCTTTACCGCCTCCAGGGACTCCTTTCCCCCCTACGTTTTTAGCAATATTTACTTTTCTAAACTCCCCTCTTCTTGGTGTTTTTTCTTCAATATTTATAAAATAATCTAAGAAAGCTGGGTCTGACATCAATAAACCTCTAAACTCTCTAGTTTCTGTATTACTTAATGTCCTACCTGCAAGATTCGAGATCTGATCATCAGTCATTCCTCGAACTGTAGTTGCTGGATTGTACTGACCCGATTCAGGATCAAGAGATGTTACACGTATATCACCCTGTTTAGTTTTAAAAGCTCTAAATTGTTTTTGTCTTTCTTCTGGAGAGGTAACAGAGAATATATCATCCATTACCGCTTGTTCATCTGGTGTATCTGTAAACCTTAACATATCTAATAAAGTATTAACATCATACTTTTTTTTACCCTTCTCTCCTGTATACTCAATAACATCTAACGCTGTTTGAAGTTTCTCATCAGGATGAGATCCTCCGTGAGTGTATTTTCTAATAGGTCTCATTACGACGCTATAAACACCTCTACAGATACTGCATTAGATCCTGGATCTATCAGTATGCTTTCTAAATCAGTTAATGCAGTAACAATAGCAGCAGCATCATCATCCACTACAATCCCATCATGAGTAGCCCCCATGATAAAAGACCTTCCTGCATCTAGCAGTAGCGTTGCAGAAGCATCTGCAGCACCGTCTTCGTCAGCAGAAACTTGTAAAGAAAGGTTTACTGGGTTTGAAGCATCTAAATTTGTAACCCTTACATACTTAGCGTCCTCTAAGTCTACAGCATTATCACTTGTACTTGTTAGAGTTTGAAAAGTAGCTATAGTAGAGTCTGAACTTGCAGGGCAAGTAACTATTCTATGATACACTTGTGTAACAGATGCTACAGATAAAGTGTTTGTAGACCCTCTATCAGCACCGTTAAGTGTTAATTCTTCTGTTATAGTTACGTTTAAAGTTGCCATCTATTATTTTTGTCTGTTCATTTGCATTAAAAGAGACTCTACGTCTTGTGGAGGTAAGTTCTTCATTGCAGACTTACCTAACATAGCTCCAGCAGCTCCTGCTTTATCTTCGCCAGCTCCGCCTTGACCGCCCATTTCCATAAGCACATTTAAAAACTCACCTATTGGTGCGTTTTGATCGTAGTTAGATAGCATTTCGAGAAGCTTTTGAACATCTGACCCACCTGGAGTCATACCGCCGTCTTGGTAAAAAGGACTTTTATTCATTTTTCCACCTTGTTCATAACCTCTAGCATATCCTCTTTCCTGACCATCCATTTTCCCACCTTGTTCATAACCTCTAGTATATCCTCTTTCCTGACCATCCATTTTCCCACCACTCATCATCATCTTGAAGTCTAATCCACTAATTTTACCATCTTTGTTCTTATCCAGATTGACTTGTCCTCCAACTAGACCTCCTGGTTTATATTTTTTCATATACTGCATAGCTACTTATTTTATACAAATATAAGATATTATCCACTACAGCTTTCGCAGTCCTCTGGTGCGTCAAGATTACACTTAATCTCACCAGATTCTATTTTAGACTCTTGTTTATCTAGTTCTTTCTTGTTAAGAAACGAAGGAGCATCAAATTCCTCTTTGTAGTAGTTTTTTTCTTTATTCATTGGTTATTCTTTCTGGGAATATTGTAAAAAATGCGGGGTTTATTGGTAAAGCATCTTCAGGCATGTTTTCTAATGAGTGTTGAAATGATTCAGTCCTTTTATCATAATCCTTCTTGTCTCCTTTCCAATGTCCTTTAGCCCATTGATCAGCCCATTGAGACTTATCAGACAATACAGTTTCTACGGAAGACTTGGTGTCTTTAGCAAAATGAGCAGTAAATAAAAGATCTTGTATTTCTGGATCTACCTGATCCATGTTTTTAAAATCATCTTTAGAAAGTTCAGGTATAGAATACCCTCTATCGTTAGCTATCTTTTTTAACCTCTTGTAAGCGGTCTTAGCTGTTTGTTCATCAAATTGATAAGCTCCTCTTCCTGGGCCACCTCCTATCTGTTTAGCTGAATAACCTTGGTAGCCTCCTTCATGAGCTTTAACCGCATCTCTGAACTCAGCAAATTGATGAGCAGCATTTGATACTCCAGAATCTAATATACTGTCTAAAGCAGTAGTCGTTAATAAATCTGAATTAGGCCCATGAAACTCACTCCACCCTTCTGATACTAATGATGAATCATCATCTGTAGGATACCCTACAAAACCTTCATGTGGATGTCCAGGACCTTTGCCACCATTGTGGAATTTTTTTACCCTTACCCCTGGTTTAACCCTTCTTTGTATATTCATCGCTTGCCACCAAAGTATTCTACAGCATGACCTTCCTCTATAAGCTTGTTATTTAAATTCAACATAGTTAATCCATCGTCGTTAGAAAGATTTAACTCACCTAAACATCTGCCAAACTTACCAACTCCATGAGAAGTGAGCTGTACTTCGTATGCCTCATCTAATAATTCCTGAACTCTAGCTTTAGCTGCCAATCCACGTTTCTTTTCTTCAAGGTCTCTTGTTCTAGACTCTGGAGTGTTTATCCCCATAAAACGTATACGCTTCTTTACTGATACATCAAAACCTAGATCTATATTAGCATCTATAGTGTCTCCATCAATAACTCTTAATACGTCTATTTTATATGTGTACATGTTATCTTAAAGATTGAAGTATTAAATCCTTTTGTTTTTCTGTAAAGGTATTCTCCATAAACTTCATTAACCCTGTCATATTGTTTGTAGGAGATTGCACTGCTTTTAATTGATTTTTTATATCATCAAAAGATCCTGTAAAGTCAACCCCCATTTCTTTAGCTGCATTAACAGCAGTAGTTAATACGGCTTCAAATTCTTCACCTTCATTCATGATAAATCTACCAGCATCATTAAATTCTTTAAATGCTTCAGGGGAAATATCAGCAGAAAGCTTTCTGTAAGACCTTCTTTTAGCTGGATCTTGTATTCTAGCTGAATAGTCTTTATCCATTTTTCTAGCTAATCTCTGTAAAGGGCCGTACTGAGAGGCATGCACCTCTTCATGCTTTAGAGCATCTGGATCGTCCTTATACATAACTATCTCTTTATTTTCTGGGCTGTATTCTCCTCTCATCATAGGGTTATCAGGACCATAACTAGCAAGCATTTCTAGCGCCTCTTGACTGCTAGCATCTCTAACAGGAGTTTTTTCTATCCTACGTTCAGCCCTTCTTTGTCTTAACGCTTCTAGAATACCGCCGTTGTCATACTTTCTTTTCTTAATCTTAATCCCTTTAGCCGCAAAACCCTCTTCTGTTTTTTTTGCGCTCCAGAAATCAGTGTATTTGTGTGGTATTACCTCTTCTGGCTCTTCCTCTATATAATGAAAATCACCAGATTTTTCTGCCTCACGCATAGCTAATAGCTTATGAGGAGAGAATATTGCAGAAGATATCATCTGCCTGTTCTTTCTTTCCTGTCCAGTAGAGTCCCCAACAATTAAGTTAGTTCCCGTCTCTCCTAACCATTTAAAACCTTTAGAAATATCACCAAAAATAGGTATCTTTTCTATAGCTTCATTAATATCTTGATCTAGTTTACTAGCCATAATAGCTTCGTCATAACCACCCATGCCAGCTTGTTCTACATTCTCTTCAATACCTAACTCTTGGTGCTTTACATTAAACTCACTAGACCCAAAAGTCTCCTCTTCATATGTTGGAGGTGGCTCTGGAAGAAGAGCTTCTAACTTTTCTTGTGGTTTATCTGGCTGCCCTACGTCTGTTGGCTGTAAAGAATTAGTATCTTGATCAAAATTTGTTTGAATACCCCATCCTTCTACTGCTCCTCCCTCAGCATACTTCTTCTTGTTCTTTCTTTCCCACATATCTAAAGCAATAGCAACAGCTTCCTTAAGAGACCTCCCCTCCTTCTTAAGGACTCTTACCTTATTGCTTACATATTTATTCTTAGCTGATCTAGACATAAAGCAAAGATAAGAAAAGAACTATACCATTAAAATACTATAAAGGCCTTTAATTACAAGAAAGGGAGAGGGCGTATTCCACTAAATAGCTAGATCTGTTACTCTAAGACTCTCTCT